AGCCTGGTCAGGTGATCCTTGGGTGGTAGCCCTTACTAATAACATTGTAGCCAGTGCTACATTCTACCTTGAGATAGACAGGCTCGGACTGGCAAATTGATTGCTATGTTGATTAAATCAACTCAGGGATATTAAAATGGCTATTAAGCATATACACTTGGGAAGTATGAGATATGTTCATAGTTATGATGATGCCACCACGGTTAATGCCATTGAGAGTGACGGGCCTATTAAGGTGAATTCACTTGCTACTCTTGCTGAGCACTTGATTACTAAGGGGGAGGCTGACACTGCCTATGCTCCAGATGGGTCTTTAACAACTCACATTAATGACACAAGTAATCCCCACAATGTAACCTCTGCCCAGCTGGCGGGGACTACTGTATTAGATGGCACTTGCACCTTTGGTGGTGGGGGAAGTGGGGATGTAGCATCTCTTACCTTTACAGCAGGCCTTTTAACTGGAATTACTTACGTACCTTAATTGGAGATATTACTATGTCAGTAGATGCTACCCAACCAACAGATGATAGCTTTGTAAGCACTTGGCCAGCTCTAATAAGGGCTATAGCTACACTAGCCAATACTAATGAATCCGCTATCACCGGGGAGTATATGCCCACAGTGAGTGCGGCTAATGTGTCGGCGACCATTAGTACATTCAACCAAGTGTACACTGTGAACTCAGCCTCCGCAGTCACTCTTACACTACGTGAGACTGTAGCAGCTGATGTGGGAACCTTTCTTGAAATCCATAAATTGGGAATAGGAAATCTTACCATAACTGCTGGAGGTTCTGACACTATAGCTGATGGTGGAGCAGGCACCAGTATCGCCAACACCACTGCAGCCGAGGCTAAAGCCGCTAATGTTATCCTCCGCTGCGTGGCTGCGGGTCAGTGGATGATTCATGCTATCTATGGAACTTGGGCATAAGGAGTAGGGAATGAAACGCTACGTTAATTTTTTCAATACAGGAATTCTTGGATTACTTCTTCTCCCATCTTATGCTTCTGCACTAAATGTGGGTACAGATTGGACTAACACTGATAAGAATCTCAATACTACGGGCAGCATCACTGGAAATGATATTACTGCAACTGGTAAGATAACTCCTTCTGCCGAGGGTGTGATCTATAACCAAGGAGACGCTCATGCAGTAGATACTACGATTGAAAATAAGTTATCTACTCAACTCAGGAGTGTGTCAGATTACAGTTCACTAGTAACAGCTCTCACAGATATCTCCACTACAGAAACTGATCTATTTTGCGTAGGTGAGATAACAATTCCTGATGGGGTTACCGCTACAGTCCTATCCACTATTACGTGGATTCCACGGAGGAATTGTTTAGTTAAGGGAGTGGCAGGTGGTGGCACTGAGATCCTTGCTATAAATGGTCCCATAATTGCGTCTCCCGGATTTAGGTGGATCGGAAGTAACTTGACACTTTCAGGTACGCCCGATATAGAAGCAGCTTGGCCAGATTGGTATACAGTTAATACCACTCCTGGCACAACTAACATGACTACTGCGCTGCAAACTATAGTGAATTGGGTTCCATCGAAGGTGCATCTTGATGATGCTGTCTATAGCTATACCTCTCTAACTCTGCCCCAGTATACAATTATAAATGGGGTTAGACAGGGGCTTAGTGAGTTAAAAAGTACTTACGCAGGTAATACTTTAACTCTCAGTAATGATGTTACTCTCAATAACTTAACGTTAAATGGGGCTAGTAAAGTTGCTGGATCTGTGGGTATCTATGGCGATGGGAAGCATAGATTCCGTCTTAATGGAGTTGAGATTAAGTCCTTTGAGAAGGCAATTTCCGCAACTGGTGGAATCTTTTGGAGGATAGATGATAGCAATATTCATGATAATGTAGATGGGTTGAAAGTTGTAAGCTCCACCGTGGGTTTTAACAATAATACGATTGATAGGACAAAGTTTGTATCTAATACTGGCAAAGGAATTTGGTTGGAGTACGGTGGGTCTGAGATCTCTACTAATAGACTTTCAGGATCTAATGTTGAAGATAATGCTACAGGTGTTTATCTTCTGGGAGCATATAATACTGTTATAGATGCCACCTTCTTTGAAGGCCAGACTGAGAATCATATAGAGACTGGGGATTCTGGTGCGATTTACACTACAGGCTTGGCAATAGATAACTCTCGTCTCAATACAATGGATGCAGGGAAAGGTGTACTTCTTAATGGTAGTACTCAAGATGTGTCCGTTAATGGAGGCTTCTTAAAAGATCATGACTGGATTAATAATTCCTTGTATACCGTCTATATATCTAATACTGAGGAAGTTGGAAGTGGGATGGTATATGATGTAGGGAAATTTATACGCAGTAACACTTCTCAGACATGGGGTAAGAGTACTAGTTTAACTAGCAACAATTACGAACGTATTACACTCGAGACAGGGAACTCACAAGATCGCTATTATACAGTTACCACGAGTGACGCAACTGAGACTACAATAGGTACATTTGGACTTACAGATGAAAAATCCTACTGGATCGATGCGTCGATTTTAGGTAAGAATGATGATAATTCTGGGCAGGTATACTGTCATATTGGAGGGGTGTTTTATAGAGATGGTGGTGGAGTGGCTACTAGGTTAGGTAATAATGTATCTTTGATTGTGCCCCCTGCTATAACTGATCCTGCTAACACCCCTGCTGATGCTGATGCCCTTAGGGATGATTTAGTGACTAATACTATCCCCTCAATAGAAGTTCCTTATGTTATTGAGTCTGTTGCAGGGACAGGTTGTAATCTTGATGTAAGTGGAAATAATGTCAGGGCTAGGGGGACTGGAATTGCTGCCACCCCTATGACCTGGTTTGTTAGATTTAATGTGATTGAGTTATAGTATGGCTGATTTAGTTAAAGATCAAGAGTTAGACGAGATTTTAAGTCTCTGTGTAATTGACATCAAGGTGTGCTGTGGCACACTATTCCCTGAAATCTTTTACGCAGACTTCTCATCTCTCCACCAGGCCATCTTTGACCTAATCAACTCTGGGTATCATAAGATAGCTATTGCTGCACCCCGTGGTATTGGGAAGACATCTATTGCTAGAACAGTGGTAATGAGAGCTATATTGTTTAGGCTAGCTAACTTTATCGTGTACCTGAGTAATAGTGCTACATCTGCAGAGATGCAAACTGAAAACATTAAGCGAGATTTACTGTCCAACCCTCAGGTAAAAGCCCTCTTTGGGAACATCAAAGATGTTATTGGTGAAGATAAGTCCATGGATGAGACCTTCTCTAAGAGTGCCTGGACTGCTTATGGCTCCACCTTTATTCTCCCCCGTGGGGCTGGCCAGCAGGTGCGGGGGCTTAACTGGGCTAACTATCGCCCTGACCTAGTCATCATAGATGACTTAGAGAATAAAGATGAGATCAGAAGTAAAGAGAATCGTGAGAAACTCCGTACCTGGTTTGATGGCGATCTCATGAAGACTGAGGGGAGGTATAGTGCTAAGAAGACTACTTTCATTTATATAGATACCATCAAACATGAGGATTCCATCTTGGCAGACCTGATGGAATCTCCCGAGTGGAAGACTGTACAACTCTCCATATGCGATGAAAATTACAAGTCCCTTGATACTAACTACATGACCGATGAAGAGGTGATGGCAGAGGTTGAAGAGCATCGTAGGAAGGGGACTCTTGATGAGTTCTATATGGAGAGGATGAATATTCCTATAGCCAAAGAAGATGCAGTCTTCAAACAGGAGTACTTCAAGTATTTTGATGACCAGTTGGACAAGATAGTACTTCCGAATAAAGAAGAGTGTCGCACCTATGGCATGCATCATATTACGATAGTGGATCCTGCTAAGACAGTCAAGTTGAAATCTGCTGATACTGCCATCATCACAGTGGCTGTAGATCGCACGAGTAGGAAAGTATTTGTGAGGGAACTCTTCAGTGGGAAAGTCTATCCAGATGAACTCTATGATGAGATGTTTCGACAGTTGAAATTTTACAACTCCTTTATGCTTGGGTATGAGACCACGGGGTTGAGTGAGTTTATAAAGCAGCCAGTT